ACTCTGGTGTTAGCGCCAGTTGTTAATCCAGTTGCGGCATTTGCTGTTCCTGATAAATGTAAGTCTTTGAATTTATTGCCAGATAGACCAATGTCTATTGCATCATTGTTAGCATTGCCATTTGTGTTTCTAGGTTGAATCGCGGGAGTGTCATCATGAAACCGTAAACCACAAACGCCTGTTCCAATAACGATATCTCCCGCTACAGTACCAATACTACCTACTTCACCAGAACCTTTTTTAAATTGAATAAGCTGACCGTCACTAGCCGTTCTCTGAAAGGATGCGGAGGCAAATCCAGATGTAGCAGATGTGGTGGCTGTTATTCCATTTGCATTTGTACCACCCGCTACAGATATTTTTCCAGAACTTATTTGAGTTGTCGTCCCCACGAGCAAGTTACCAGAACTATCAATACGCATACGTTCTGCTGACTGTGTTTTAAAAGCTAAAGGATATGCGTCAGTTCGACCTTGTATAAAAGTAGTTCCATTTACGTTATATTCTATCCCTGCGGAAAAAGGACCCATGTGAAGAGTTCTTGTAGCACCACCACTTGATAATCTACAGTTACCAGTAACTTCAAGGAGTTCATTTGGCGATGTGGTTCCGATTCCAACTCTTGCATTTGTGGTATCAACACGCATAATTGTAGATGCATCTTGATGCCTAAAATCAATAGAGGTTCCGCTTAGCGTTTGAATATTGTCAGCATAAAATACGCCAGTTACCTTGGCATTACCTACAACGTGGAGCTTTTGATCGGGCGATGTGACTCCGATACCCACGTTGCCGCTAGTATCAAGACGCACACGCTCTGAGCCACCACAATCAATACTAAAAAATCCTGAACCCACTGAAAGAGTTGTGTTTGCTGCTTGAGAAAATAACGAAGTTCGTACTATTCCTCCAGTCTCTAAATCAATTCTTCCAAAAGTAGTTCCATTAATTGTAAGTGTAGTTTGATTACTGTACGCATTAGGGGAAGTTGTACCAACACCAAGGTTGCCCGCAAAGTATGAACTATTATAACCATTACCAAAACCAATCTTAGCGACGATTGCAGATATTTGATTAGAATAAAATTGTAATCCATTACCATTAAAATGTTGCTCAGCTGTATTATTTGGCAGATCATATAATAATTTGTACTGGTCAGTATTATTTTCATCTCTAAAATGCAAGCTTGCATTCCCTGCATTTGTTGTATTCTGGATAGTAAGTGTGCTCGTAGAAGTTGAAGAGATGTGAAGTTGAGTCGTGGGTGAAGTAGTTCCAATTCCTAATCCTGTATTATTAATTCTTGCTTGTTCTACATTACTGGCTCTTAAAAATAAA